AACAATGTAGTCGATATTAAACCATTCCAAAAGCCTAAAAAACAGGTTGAAATACTTCCAAGAAATAGAAATCAAGAAAGCTACGTGTTATCACTGCTCGATCAAACGAAAGACATAGTCTTTGGCATCGGTCCAGCAGGAACTGGCAAAACTCTATTGGCTGTGCAAGTAGCTGTCAAAATGTTTAAAGAAGGTGCTGTTGACAAGATTATTGTTACACGCCCGGCTGTTTCGGTTGACGAAGATTTAGGATTCTTACCAGGTACGCTAGAAGAAAAAATGGCACCATGGACAAGACCTATCTTTGACGTACTAAAAGAGTATTTTAGTGCAGCTGAGATCACTGGAATGATTCAGGAAGGCATCATTGAAATATCACCATTAGCATATATGCGTGGTAGAACTTTCAAGCGTTCGTTTATTTTAGCAGACGAAATGCAGAACGCAACACCAAACCAGATGAAGATGTTGTTAACACGTCTAGGCGAAGAGTCTATGATGGCAGTAACAGGCGATCTCAATCAAGCAGATAGATTAAAAGATAATGGCTTAATTGATTTTACTAATCGATTAGAAAACGGCAATCAATCATGTTTGGACATAGTCCACTTTGCGCAAGGAGATATCGAAAGACACGCAGCAGTTAAGGCTGTCCTTCAAGTTTATGGTGATGAATAACTTCAACATCTGACTTGTTCAAAAAATCAATGCCCTGTGTGCTACGATATTCATTTTTGTAGTACACAGTGGCTATTCCACTTTGATATATTAGTTTAGCACAGTCAATACAAGGCTGGTGTGTAACAAACATTGTTGCACCCTCTCCGCTTTCGGGACTTTTTGCTAGTTTAGCAATTGCGTTAGACTCGGCATGTAGTACTTCTGGTTTAGACTTTAGAATAGTATTGCCCCAATCGTCCTCACCATTCCATTCTTCGCAACAGTTGTCCCATCCTGCGGGCATGCCGTTATATCCAATAGATATAATACGATCATCCTTAACAACAATAGCGCCCACTTGTAGACGCTGTGCTGAACTTAGTTGTGCAAAACGTTCTGCAACGTCCATGTATGCTTCAATAAACTTAGGTTTCATTTTGACCATTCCAATATAAACATTGTTAATAATTTGTCTGTAGGTAAGATTAAAGTCATGCCCTGCATCTTGCATTTATTCTTAGAGCACCATGCTAATAGTTTATCGACAGTTTCTTCAGCACCCCAAAACTTGTAGTCTGTTAGAATTATTAAGTGTCCAGGGTCTTCGTGAAGCACACTGTCTGCTATAATGAATCGATTGATTTTCCAATCTGCAAGTATGTCTTCATTCATTTTAACAACATTAATAGGTATTCGTGTTTTGTGTATATTAGAGGCCAACTCCACCCTTTGATAGGGGGACGTCCGTTTTGATCATATAGTATATGCACAATATGGTATTTTGTTAACCATATACGTTTTTTGCTAAAACTACTGTAAACAGGCAACCAAGCAAACTTTTCTTCATGTCGCTCTTGGTCGTTTAGCTTACTGCCGTAGTAACCATGTCCCATCATTCTGGTAAATCTATGTCTTGGTGCTTAATTTTATAAGTTTTCTTTTCTTTAACATATTTGGTCCAGCCTTTAAATGTCATTTTGTGCATAGCTGTAATTGCATTATTTCGTATCCATGCTAATTCACTTGCATTGCCTGTTCTAAGAAGTACCGGATCTCTTTTAATAGGAATCATTTGTACCAGAGGATCGCCTTGTTTAATAAATGTATACTTGTTTTCTTTGAGCATTACATTAATAGGAGAATGAAGTCCGCCGAGATCATGATCAATAATACCTGGCATCGCTTCAAAATTTACATCCTCATGATAAAACATCGGAAGATACAAAATACTCCATCCTTTTTTAGACCAAGTTCTCCATGGATTGTCTAATTTTAAAGGAGTTCTTACACGATATTTCTTTTCAAGAAAATCTCCAATTTGTTCTTTAGAATGTATTGCATTATTATATGTTGGATCACTATATCTACCAAAGATATTGTCTCCTTGCGGAGTAAACTCCATGTCACACCATGCAGGTATCACATAACCTAATGAAAGATAATCTTTAATACCTGGGCATGCTTTTACAGTTTTTATACTATCAATCATATGAGTTTGTTTATCAACAAACGCTGGTAAATTTTTAAAACGTGTTGGTAGAAAATTAGAAGCAGGTGTAATAGGTGCATATTTTCTTACAGCCCAATTATCACACTCGAAATTAATTTCAGGAGTTTTTTTAAAAAGATTAAACATTTATACCGCCATCGGTGCTTTAATACTATCCATAGGATCGTAATTATTCAGTTTATATTGTGCAGGCACAGTCTTTACAAGCTCGTCTAAATTAGTAAACGCAGGCATTTCTAGTGTAGGACCAGCAACTGGTGTTCTTATAATCTGCTGCTTTACTTGTTCAAAGTGATTTTGGTAGATGTGACAATCGCCACCAGTCCAAACAAAGTCACCGACCTTCAACCCAAGAAGTTGTGCAAACATATGTGTGAGAAGACTGTAGCTGGCTATGTTAAAAGGTACACCCAAGAACATATCAGCGCTGCGCTGATACAATTGACAACTTAGTTCACCGTCTTGAATATGAAACTGAAACATAGTATGACAAGGAGGCAATGCCATTACATTTACTCTGTCAGCATTCCAAGCACTTACAATATGACGTCTACTATTGGGGTCATAGTACATATTTTCCAGTACTTCTGCAATTTGATCTACAAATCCAAGTGCAGCATCCCAGGTTCGCCATTGATGCCCGTACACAGGTCCTAGGTCCTTTACTGTATCTGTGTTAACATAGCCTAGGTCTTTTGCTTGTTTGTTGGCATTAGCAGTCCATATGGTGTTTTTGCCCACTAGTTCTTCACGTGGCTTACCGTAATGTATCTCAGCTAGCCTACGTTCGTCACTTGAACCTTCCAAGAACCATAGCAGTTCACTTACTACACTCTTCCAAGCAAGCTTCTTTGTAGTAACAGCAGGAAATTCGTTGCGCAAATCAAAACGCATTTGATGTCCGAATACACCGCGTGTGCCTACACCTGTTCTGTCGTCACGATCTTTGCCATGTAGTAAAATATGATGTAATGCGTCTAAATACTGTTTCAATCTGCTTTCCTTTTCTTCCAAATTTCAAAAGTTACATCGTCGTGTGCTTCTGACCAAGTTTTTTCAAACAAACTTTCAATTTTTCTAATAGGCAAGTGTGCATCACACTCGTATGTGCCTGGAATACGACTAATATAAAACTCGTCAATAACGCCCAGTGTCTGTTCAATAACATTAGGACCACCGATTACCCAAGTAATCAATCCACTGTACTTAGCTTCAACGCTGCGCACACCTTCAATAATATCACCGTTGACGAAATCATCTGCAAGCGGACAGTTTTCAGGCTTGCTGGTTACAACAACGTTCTTGCGTTTAGGCATAGGCTTTGGCATGTCCGGATCGAGATATGTTGCACTGCCCATTACCACTACATGACCTACAGTGTTGTCTTTGAACCATTGAAAGTCACGTTTGACGTGCGGCCACGGAAGTGTGCCTTTGTTGCCTACTCCGCCGTTCTCGTCACATGCTAATATTGCTTTAATCATTCTATTACCTTTACTGGAATAATTCCAAATTCCTCATATTTATTAGGTACGCCATCAAATGCTTCATGATCTGTCATAGGGTCTTTTTCTTCTGTAATATTTACGCCCCATTCAGAAACTTCTCTATTAATAGCATCCCATTTTTCTCGTTCATCAAACTCAAGAGCACTATCTAATACAATGGCACTCACTGGACACTCTGGTTCACAAACACCACAGTCGATACATTCGTCTGGATTAATTGCTAAAAAATTATCTGCTTCGTAAAAACAATCAACTGGACAAACTGAGATGCATGTTGTATGTTTGCATTGTACACAGTTGTCAGTTACTAAGTATGTCATTATAACCTCGCTAATCTAATTAATGTTGCGGCTAAGTTAATTTCTGGATCTGCAACTAATGCATGATCTACTAACCCTTGTTTAATAGTTAGCACTGCGCTGTCCTGTTGTTCTTCGTTTCCGAACAGCTCGATGTTGTCATACAGCCAACGATAGATTTCATCCATCTCTTCTGGCAATACTTGGCTACAAATAAGTTTACGTGCTTCTGTAATTTTACCTGCTTTAAACAAGTCCACCATCTCAAGTTTATAGTCACTTGTTGACGCATCTGCGTTCTTAGTAATCAGTGTACCTGTTTGCGACTCCAATTGCACAGTGTTGATACATTTACGCAAGTCTGGATAGTAAGCCTTGACATACGTATCTAAGGTGTCTAGTTCAAACTGTACGCTCTCTGTAAGCAGGATCTCTGCCATACGTGCTGTAAACTCTACCTGATCAATCTTAGCAATGTGCATGTGCTGACAGCGACTGTGGATAGCTGGCATAATCTTGTTAGGATAGTTACAGGTTAGGATAAAGCGCACACTGTGACTGTAGTCTTCCATCAAGTTACGTAGTGCAGGCTGCACACTGTTGATGTTCATGTAGTCTGCTTCGTCAATAAGCACAACCTTAAAGTCACCAAACGGCATAGTCTGACAGAATGTAATAAGTTTGTCAACCCATTCAATCTTACGTGCTTCTTTAGATCCGTTAGCAATCATAACGTCAGTGTCTTGCACATCAAGTTGATTGATAAGAATCTTAGCAATAGTTGTTTTACCTAGCCCTGCACTACCACTCAACAAAATATGCGGAATACTACCACTGTCAATCCAACCTTTGATTTGTTCACGCTGCGATTCGTCACGAAACACGTACCCATCTACACTTTTAGGACGATACTTTTCTACCCATAATTCTTTCATTAGTTTATCCTTCTGTTAAGTCGTACTTAAAGTTTTGTGTTGTACTGTTAATAGCAATTTGTTTTGCACCATTGCGTATGTGAAAATGTGTAGCCATAGGAGTTAGCGGACTTAATGTTACTAGCGTTTTTATACTGTCTGATTTTCTCATTAGTTCGCCTACCTTGCCAATAAGTTCTTTTCCTGCGCCGCGCTTGCGACTCCATACAGTATAAGCAACTGCTGTATCTGCATCTTCTTTAAAATATGCGTTTTGACTCATAAGATCTAGTTCTTTAGTACTGCAAGGTATGTCATTTGTGTAAGCAATACAAATAATTCCTTCAATTTCATCTTGATACTTTAGCCCGTATATTTTTCTTCCATAGTTAGTACGCCATTCTAAATCAAGTTCCGGACGTACCGGATCTTCACTTACATCAATATCTTCTAATTCAACTAGCTCAGTAACTTTAACCCATCCAAAGAAGTTGTCAATTTTATTCTTAAACTTTTTAACTTTACTCATTCGACCAACTTACTCCATATCTTTAGTTTATCACGTTTAGTAGCTATTCTAGCATCAATTTCTTCTTTTGTCAACAAGCCACACTCGATCATTAGATCAATCAAACATTGTACATCGCCCACTTCTTCTAGCAGTTTGGTGCGATTGTTGATTGCAATTTCGTTGTCTTCTAGTGCTTGTTCAATTGTATCAAACTTGCGAATAATTTTACTACAGCGTTGTGCAAGTTCGCCGCACTCTTCCATAGTAATAACCATAAGCTCTTGTAATTTGTTTAATGGCATTAGCGTTGAACTCCTAGTTCTTTGTATGCAAACTGCACACCCTTTGCTTGGAAGTAAGCGTCTGCTAGTGCGTTGTGCAAGTCAGTCTGTTGCAGAACTTTGCGTGGATCGACTTTACAGCATCCGAAAAGTGTACGAGCATCTTTGATTTGCCAAAACTGCCAAGGAATGGGAACACCTAGCATACGATACATATCTTCCATAATAGTCAAGTCAAAGCCATAGCCTTGTCCCCAGATAGTATCAACACCTACGCTCCATTTGCTTACTTGACGCAGTGCTTCTTCTACAGTCACAGCACCAGTCTGATCAAATGCTTCTTCCATTGCTTTAGGATCTTGTTTAGCCCACCATGCAATAGTATCATCGCTTGTGGTACGTCCTAAGCGATCCTGATCGTCTACACTAACTTTAAGATAGAGTTCACTGTGTGGCTCACTATCGTCAAATGGATTAAATTTGATTGCTCCTAAACTTAGTACAGTACAACTGGGTTTTGTATCCAGTGTTTCTAAGTCAATCATTCCGTGAGTAGCCATAATTAGCCCTTCCTATTTTCTTGTCCAATGCCCGAGATGATAAGGAATATATAAAGAATAGGCCAAGCCCATCCAGTTAGGTATCCTGTAATGTGTAGTGTCATTAGTGCAATGCCTGTAAGTCCTGTTGTACCTAAGCCTGCTGTTTGTGGTGTAATTTTCATGAAAACTCCTTAGCTTTATACATATTATAACGTACAAATGCTAAGGAGTCAAGTGTTAATTTAGATATTTTTTTCGTTATAAATTTTGCTTCGAAAGTCGTTAGTCAAGTCAATCGGTTGTGACGAATTAAAACTATCAACAACTTTTTTAGCCAATACATAATGATTATCTATAGTCATATGATTTAATCTAGGGTCAAACCCTGTTTTTCTATAAAATTTAACCAACGTTTCGGCAGAAGCAAATTCTGCATCACACACATGCTCTGTTAAATTTCCATACACCCCTGGATAATCAGCAAACCCAGGAACTACTAAAAACTTTACACCAGGTCTTGAAATTATCAAATATTGTATAGCATAAACATATGCAGTATATTGTATATCGTCTAACTGATTATTCTGTAAGTGTGTGACATATTGTTTTAAAGCTAATTCGTGTTCTTTTGGATGTGCGCCAGATTTCATGTTGCTAAAGTTGCTTAGTGCAGGATCATCTGGAAAAAACCATTTTCTATTAGGACTTGTCGGCTGTATAATAACATAGTCATTTTTTGAAAAATTATTACAGTTCTCTATTAATTTTTTAAAAATGTAATCATTTGCTACGCCAAATTGCGAAAAGTTTTCAATGTTGTCTTGGTCAATATTTAAACTTTCTGCAACAAGGTCTAACCAATTTTTTTCATAATGCCATATATTCTCGTGTCTAAAAGAAGACCCGATACTATAACTATCTCCAAATACCCACAGTTTCATATTATGCTTTTACAAATTTGTCTAGTTCAGGCGCTTTCCAATTTGACGGTTTCAATACTTTCCCGTCTTCTCTCTTGCGCACTTTGCCAGTCTCTGGATCAATCTTTGCAAAGTTTGTGTCCATTACTTCTTCCCATGCGCCTTCTCCGTCAAATCCGCCTGCTCTGATAGCACCCATAGTAACAACTAGGATATCTACTAGTGCATCAAGTTGTTCTACCTTGTCATCTGCTGCTACCGCTTCTACAAGCTCGCTTACTTCTTCGTCAATAAGCGACAAGTACATCTTGTAGTTTGCGTCACTAGGCTCTTGGTCACACGCTTTTTGAAACGTGTCAATATCTTTAAATGGATTCATTTGTTCCTCTTACATGAATGCTGATGGGTCAATTGTTGCATGTTCGCCGTCACCGTACTCTCCGCCGATTTGAACGCCTTCTGGTTTCTCGTTTGATACTGCTAGAATACTCTCGCTTTCTACCATACGATATTCTTTTTCGCCTGTTCCGTCGTCGACTAGCATACTGCGTGTCCAACGTCCGTGTTCTATAAGAATCCAGTCACCTGCTGCATACTCGTCTTTGTTGTCTGGACCTTTATCATATACTCTAGCCCACCGAGGATAGATGCCCCGAGTCGTGCCGTCGTCGTCCTTGATGATAAGTCCGCCCGCAGTCTTTTGTTCGCCAAAATACATATCAGTCACAAGTACTCTGTTTCCGATAGCACGTAGACTGCCTTCGATTGCATTAAGATTTATAGCCATTATTCACCTTTAGGTACAAAGTTGCCGTTTTCGTCTTCTACCCATGCATCAGCTTCATCAAGCATCTCTTGTTCTGCTGCTGTTAATGGAGCGTCAATGACAGCTTCATCTTTTTTAGTACTGGTTGCAGCTTTTTTTGTAGGGGTTTTCGCCGCAGATGGAATATCTTCTTGTGGTTTATTAGATCGAGCTCTGCCGCTAGAATCTTGTACTGATCCTGCTTGTGCATAATGCTCTGCCACAACTTCTTCACGTTTTTTAATAATTTGACCACCTGGGCCTAGTTCGTCGCCGCGAGCATTTACTCGAGCATTACCAACCGCAGGTGTTAGTTCATTGCGTTTTCTAAGCAGATCCATGTCTACTTGTTTGCCTCGCATACTTCTGTGCTGTTTTTTAGCTGCTGATACTTTTGACATATCTTTCTCCTTTAATTATATACTTACTTATCTCAAGAACTCTCTCCAATCCAGGTCAAACTGGATTGAATTAATACGATGTACACCTATCAAATACAACACATAACTTGCTACACTTGATCCGCGTCCTACGCCCCATACAATATCATTCTCACGCATAAAGTCTACAAGATAGATCATATAACGTAACAAGTTCATCATTCCTCTACCTTCAAACTCTGCAAGTTCTTCAGCGGACCTTGCTGTTTCGTCTTGTGTAGTACATTTTGTAAGAACGTAGTTGTGTACGTTTAGTGTTTTGTATTCATCAGGCATAAACCATTCACCTTGACATACACCGTCAAAAGTCTTTTGATCTACATCTAGGGGAATATATTTCTGTAGTTTGTCAAAGCCTTGTTCTTCCATCGCAGCATTGAACTTGTCTACATCGTCGTCAGCATCACACAACACTACATGCACCTTATCCGCATGACCACTATAGATCATATCGACTAAGTCTTTGTTTGTAAATCGTGGAATACCAAGTTTGTCAGTTTTCATAAGCATACACTTATTTTAACTTACATTAATTAAATCGTCAAGTCCTGATTCGCCATTTTCTTGATTTTTCTGACGTTCGTATTCGACGGCACGGCGTGTTTGTACTTCTTGTTTGTAGATTTCTAAGAAGTTTGAGATTTGATGTTGTACTCCAGGATTTGCAGTCATAAAGTATCTGCGTTGGAGTACAACTATTTTTTCTTCTAATTCGTTTATAGTAAGATCTGCTAAACTATCAACCAACGGATTAATCATTAGGTGTATTGTCCTCTGTATTCTGCATATACAGTTGTTCCTTGATTGTATGTCCAAAAATCAATGATTATAGGATTAGTACTACTGTCTACAGTAGCAGTTGCAACGCCGCCTACTCTAGGATAATCTGCACTATATTTAATTATTCCGCCGCCATCGACCGTAAACGTTACAGTTTTAGCAGTGTCATTGCCTAACATCTGAACAGTCATTTTAGCAACATGATCTCTTTCAGGCCAATCTGAAAGTGCAAAGTTAATAGTGCTGTCGCCTTCAGATAAATTAATATTCATGCTTTGGTAGTGTCCGTTTAAAAAACTAATATTCATTCCACTAGTAGCAGCACCGATGTTATGATACTTTTCAGTGTTTAGTGAAAAATTAGCATTTGTAACATCACTACCTAAAAAATCATTCGATTCGTTTAGTTTAGCAGTATTAGCTTGGAGAGCAGTTATTTCACTAGTTGCTGTTGCTAATCCTGTTTTAATAATTGTGAAGTTGTCGCGAAATCCTTGAGTGTCGTTATCGACACCTGCTACTGGATATGCTCCATCAATTGTTCCACTTATAATATTGCTTGGCATGTTAATTCCTCTTTTGTATATTTATCGATGTTACACATTGAATTGGTAATTTGCGAACAGTACAAATTTCTCAACATCGCTGTTTTCTGTTTGTTTGACAATATATCTGTCTATATCGTAGTTGATTATTTTAGGATCAAAACCATAGTTTTTAATGTTATTGATTATACTTGCTGCTTCGCCAGGTTTGCAATAACAAATAGGTATAGCAGTTATGTAGTCTAATTCTTCAAATCCTGTTTGTGCAGTACGCATCCATAATGGAAGATAGTTTCTTTCTTCTTCGCCAATAGTTTTAATATTTGCTCTCATATTATCTATACTACTTATGTATCTAACAGAATCGTTTGATTGGCTAACATTGACAGCATTAGAATCTGTTTTAATAGTGTTGGTTTTAGGTCTAAAGCGATAAGGTTCGCTTTCTCCTTTTTGCAGTTCAATTGTTACTGTTCCGCCATCACGCACTGTAATTTCAAAATCTGCATCGTCAACATTAAGTTCTTCTTCAGCAGGCGCACGAGTGTCGATTATTATTTCGTCAGTTTGACCAAATACAAATCTTACAGTTGATCTAGTACCGATTGCTAATTGATTATACCCTGCATTAAATCTAGTTGCATCGTCTACTACTGCATATTGTATACTATCTACAGTAATTTTTTCTTTGTTTTTTATTTTAAAACTTTCAGCCGTCTTTGTGTTAGCAACAGTCGAGTTTGCAGGATCTTTAACTTCTATATATACCACTTCGTATATTGTATCTGAAGTTGCACTTTCCTTTGCTACAGCACTTTTAATGTCGCCAAGTATATATTTTTTACGCTTGTGACCTTTAGCTGCCGCAGCAATAAATTTATCAATAGAAGCTGCTTCTACGCCTGCATAAACAAGCATATCTAAATTTTTCTGTATGCCGAACGTAGTATCGCTCGGTCGATAAATTTTATTAGGAGTAAACACTTCAGGGTTACTAATAAAGTTTTTATAGTAAGTTTTTTGATCTGTTGGTAGCATCGGACGCATGTAAATATCAGTATATTTCGTTCTATTTAAATCTACAACATTTAACGAAAATTCACGTTCAATTGCTGTATAGTTAAATCGATCTCTTGCTTCAACTGTAAATTTATAGCTTCGGTCAAATGTAGTATCACCTGGTAAACTACCGTCCCAAGTAACTGCTAAATTTTCAAACGTGGTTAATCCAGGATTGTCAACAGTGCCAAACTGTCTTGGTGTACCAATTATTTCACCGTCGTAGTTAAGTGTTAGACCAAATGGCAGTTTTCCTGACTTTAAAGTATAAATCATAGCAGTGTCTGGCACTGTTGTTTCTGCTATTAATTTCAAAGTACTTGTAAAGTTAGCATTGATATTTCCTAAATCAGCAGGCGTAATCCAATTGATATTACTATCAATTTCGCCAATTACACGCACTTCAAATGTTTTGACAGTACTAGGTATATCTATTTCATCATTAGATGCAACAATTAAATTCTTAAAGAAACTATCTTTAGCAAATAATGAAATACCTATATTTCTGCCATTATTCAATTGTGAAATTAGATTTTTATCTAAAGTTATTTTATCTTCGTTATCTCTTATAAGAGTTGCAACTATATCACTACTGTCTGAACCTGCAAAAAAGTCTTGTATATTTGATCTTATTCTCGAATACGATGTACTAGGCACTCTAATACGCCAATTTAAATCGTCGATTACTGTAATATATGCTGTGTCATTATATTCTGCTTCTAGTGCTTGCTCTGTTGCAGTAATTCTATCAGCTAAACTAAGATCTTCTAGTGTTTCTGCAACTTCTTGCCAGTTTGCACTTATGAAATCTAATTGTACAATACCCTCAACTAATATGTCGTCACCGAATTCGTCTTTTTGTGAAGCTGTACTGTGCGATACTGTACATTGGTATATTTTTCCGTCGCCACCTGTCTCGATAGTATTGATAACATAATCGCCTATAAAATAATTTTCGTTTACTTCTATCACTCGTGGAGAATATGCTGGCAAAAATGGATCATTGGCTGTAGTCTGAGTAACTTGCCACTCTATGTAAGGAGTAAATGTATTAAGAGTATATGTTTCTGTATTACTAAATCTTAATGTTCTATTAGTATATTTTGTTTTAGCTGCTTCTGTTAATCTACTAATAAAAATATGATCTTGCCCAACTGTTGCAGTTTGACTTAATTGTAAATTAATACTAGGAGCAAGTGTTTCGTCAACAAATATGATATCATAATCTGTATTTCTAGCATCAACGTTAGTAACTGTATATTGTCTTTTACCTAACAGAATCTTTTTACCAACTAATTCAAATAGGTCATTGGTGCCGTCTATGTCGCCAGTTAAATCAATTTTATTAATTTTAAAACTATTATTGCCTAATAATACATCTTCGTAAAAGTTTGCAAATATTGTAACTGTTTCTAAGTCTGTAGTTATTCTAGTTGCTCTCACAGTAAATCTATAATTTTGTGTAATAGCAGGCTGATAAGGAATGCGTCCGATAACTTCGCCAGTTTGACTGTCTAATTCCATTCCTGGAGGCAATTCACTTGGAGTGCCATCATCATTTACATCTTCGAGTGTGTAAACCACAACACCTTCTAATGTCCAGTTATCTACAATTTCTAAATATATTGTTGTATAATTATTTGCTCGTTTAAATCCTAAGTCCGTAGGTGTGATCCATACAGGAGTTCTTACATTTGTGTTATCAGCAGTAAATACACCTGTGCTTGCTTGCATAATGGTATTGTCTGCTTTTAAATAGTCATCGCCGACTAGATAAATTTTAAATTCACGTCTTACAAAGTTTTCGCCGTCTGTAACTGTAACAGCAAACGGATAGTATCTATTTAATTTTCTTAGATTTGCAGTAGGTTCGTTATAATCAAAATCAACAGTGTCATAATAAAAACTACCGTAACCGTTTGAGCTGGTTACTGAATAGTCTATCGGAACGCCAGAGAATGGAGCACTATCATAACCTCCTCCAATATTTCGTTTATCTAAACTGAGCAATGGCTCAGTAGTGCCTTGCAGCCTTCCGTCATCTGATAGTGTAATACCTACCGGAAGTGTGCCATCGCCATCAGCAATAAAATATGAAAGTTCATCGCCTGCACTTAAATCAGAATCAGTTGCTACTAACTGATAATCGACAATTTCGTTATCGAGGATAAACAAGCTATTGTTTGAACCAATTGGCAATAGTCCTTCGTTAGTTTGCCATGTAGGACTATCTGGACCAGTAACTACAAACTCAATAGTACAGTCTTGAAAACCTTCGTCGGTTGTTGCTCGGAACACAGCATTAAATGTTGTATCATATGCAACTTCATATACTGTGCCTACTATTATATTATTTTCTAGTCTTGACCCTGTGGGAATTTTGCCACTAATTAATTCTACGTCAGCAGTAATACCATTTGCTAATGGCAACGGAATATTAACCTGAGTTCTTTCGATTAGTGTTCTAAGACGATTTCCAGTTGCAACATTCCATAATTTTAACATTAAATAGATTCCTTATACAACGTATTTATCGGAAATATGTTATACAGCAATTGTGCCGAGATCAAGTGTTGTAGTATTAGGTGTAAGTATAGACCCGCCGTCTACATCAGTATTAACTATTAAATATTCTAATATATTAGACACAGTAGGAAACATTTGACCAAAGTCTGCCACGTTGTCTCCGAGAATGTTACGTATATCAATGTTGTGGACCAGGCCTGTCACGTTTCCTACAACATTACCTGTTACGTTTCCTACAACATTACCTGTTACGTTCCCTGTTAAAGGACCATTAATTCCGGAACTAGTAATAGTGCCTACATTTAATAGATTATTTGCCTGTGCATCAAGATCACCACTTAATTGAGGAGATAAATCTGATACCAAATCGGTAATACCTGTATACTCAACAGTAAGCACACCGTCTACAATCTCTGTGCTAATGTCTGCTCCACCAGTTATAGTTAATGCTGCACTATCCTCTAATACAACATCACCTGTGTCAGCAGTAATAGTCAAATCACTTACACCACGGTCTGCGGCTATCACAATCTTATTATCATCAGCAGTCAATGTTACATTTGAACCAGCACTAATTTTTTTAAACTCTAAGTCATATGAACTTCTACGGAAGAATAAGCCTTCTCCAGTGTCTCCTAAGTTACTAGCAGACGTTTGTTCATCATCACGTAAGTCTAACTCTTCAAAGTTTGAATTAATTTTGATCATTGCTTCACGAAGATCATCACCTGTTCCATCGTTTGCAACATTGCCTATATTAATTAATTGTACTGCCATTTTATCTTCCTAATTTCATTTGAACATTACTATTGAACTTGTTAAATGCAAATCTATTTTCGCCACCTAACAAACTACGTGTGTCAGTATAAGCAACTGCGCTTGCAGTGTCGTATAGTTGTACAGTTTTAGCAGTAGAGTTAATAAACGACAACCCTTGTGCAGGCGTTGCATTGGGATTTAATTGAAGCCACAATGCTAGTAATCCTGCAACTTGTGGACTTGCCATACTTGTGCCGCCTATGTTATTAATTAAGAATGTAGCATCTGCTGGATAAGGGTTGTCAACTAAGGTAGCACCAAATCTATTAGTTGTACTCATTGCACTCATAATATCTGTGCCTGGAGCATACACACTTACACCTGGACCGCACTCTGAACTAGCTGATTTTTGTTCTAATCCTCCTGTGTGTTCTGCACTATCAATGTTGCCTACTATATGTGCTTCGTCGTCATAAGGACTAGAACCTCTTTGATAAGATACTGAGCCAGTATTTGCTGCCATAAAGTTATCATAGTCATCGCCGCCTGCAACATCAATCTTATGACTCCTGTTTCCTGCTGCAACACACACATGTATTCCGGCATCAATCATTAATTGCACATCAGCATCAACTGATGCTAGCCTTAAATTTGTTGCAAATCTGCCATTGCTTGTAGTTGGTGGCAATCCAAATGCCCAACGTTTTGCTGTGGTATCAATATCTGTACCTGTTTTTAAATCGCCTCTGTATGTAAGGTTAGTAACAGTATCATAACGTCTTAAATAACCCCAACTGTGATTAACAACTGTTGGTCTTTTATAACCTGTTGCAGGATCTACTGCTTTAGCATTGTGCCACGCTATAATAACGTCAGCCATAGCAGTAACAGTGATACCGCTATTTGGATCTGTTGGGCCTTCTAAGCCAGCTAATTTTATACTATAAATTTTAGCGTTTTTGGCCCAGCCATATGTTTTGCCTGCCAGTGTGCCAGCAACGTGTGTGCCGTGTCCGTCATAGTCTGTGTAATGTTCTGGCGGCATTGTTCCAGAAACACCACTTACATCAAACCAGTCAATTTCTTGTACTCTGCTTACTCCATCAGCATCTTGAAATTCTGGATGATCAGCTTGTATGCCGCTATCTACAATAACAACATCAACACCTGTGCCGTCTAGTGTGTAATTATATCCGCCTGTAACGTTGACACCAGTATAGGGATTAGTAGCTTCGTTCATTCTACGCATGCCCCAATTTAAAAACTCGCCGCGGTCCAGTGTGGTTTTTGTAAACAGACCAGTTTGCTCGGCTCTAACTCCGATACCTGTATCTGGATCTAAATCGGGCAGCAAATCAACACCATAAACTCTTGAATCATTTTTCAGTGCTTCTGCTTCGTCGTCTGTTAAATTATAATGTGTGTTACGAGTATTAGTAGCACGTTGATCTGCAACGTTAACAGTGCGTCCAGGTATTGCTCCAGCTCCTGTAGTTGCAATCATTTCTTGATTAAATGCTACGTGATCTACACCTCTGTTTAAACTTACAATATATTCTTTTTCACTCATTTTATTTTCCTATATTATGCTGCTGCTGCAACTGTTACCCAAGCACCGCCTAGATATGCTACTAATGTGTTCTTTGCGTTTGAAGCAGGATCCCATCCTGTTCCGTCTGCTACTGCTATCATACCGTTTACTGGATTAGCAGGTTCTGCATTCAATGGTGTTAATGTTAATGTATCACTAAACATTGCATAATTTGTAGCGTCTACCATTAGAGCACTGTCATCTGCAAACACACTACCTGTTACATCGCCTGCTAATGCACCTGTATGATTGCCTTGTGCGCTGCCTACTAGAGTACCGTTAACTGTTGCATTGTGTATTGTTACTGCTTGGCTACGCGAACTTGATGTAGTACCAATCACAACATCGCCTGCTGCACTAGTAGCATTAATTGCAATATTTGCCACGTCAGCAGGATTGCCTGGAGTAACTGGTTGAGTAGTTAACTCAATATAATTTATGCCAGCTTGATCCATTTGTATCTTGCTTAGTCCGGCATCATCTGTACCTGCGTTAATATTAATAAATCCATCAACATTTACTGTTAAATCGTCACTTGTGTGATTTTCAATAGTTGTCGCTTTAATAAGTGTACCAGATATATTAGCAGATACAATCGGACCAACAATTGTGCTTGACTGACCATCTATCAATACAGTACTGTCATCGCCTACTACGCTACCTTTTAAATCACCAGTAACGCCACCTTGCGCTGTGAGATTTGTAGTAATTGGTCCAAAAAATCTAATATCATCTGCTGTTAGATTAATTATTCTGTTTGTGCCGCCGGGTCCGATACTAATTGCATTGCCGTCGCCTGTAGCAGTAGTAATACTCATACTGTCGTCTGCTGTAATATTACCTGATACTACAGCCGGCATTGCTACTGTACCGTTTATTGTTGTAGTACTGCCGCTATTACCAATTGTAATTGTTGTAGCATCGTCTTGTCCTATCGTAAGTGCTGTGTTGTCAATATTACCGTTAACATTGCCTGTTAATTCGCCTATAACATTACCAGTTAATAATGCGTTAAATGTTCCGTCTACTGTTGTAGTATTACCTGCCTTACCGATAGTAACATCGCCAGTTGTAGCACCTGTGCCGATATTAACTGTGCCGGTTGCTGCACCATTAATATCTACTCCGGCAGTTGACGTAATGTTAATGCCACTGTCGCCGACTGTTACATCCCCACTTGATGCGTCACCTAAACTAACTGTTCCGCCTGCACCTCTGTAGATGTTTAGTGCAGCACTGTCTCTACCTTGTACAGTAGTTGTAATTACTTCTATGTTTTCAACATCGCCTACTACTTTGCCTGCAACACCGTCTACAAGTACTGTACTATCATCTCCAAATACACTACCTGTTACATCACCGTCAAATGTACCTGTAACTTCTAAGTTGCCATCAACTTTTACTTTACCCACTGGTAACAATTCAATATCAGTTGTAACACTTACAATTTGTACAAGACCATTGCCGCCCATTGTAAGTGTGCCAGTTGCAGTAACATTACCGTCTGTCATTACAAGATCATCAGTTGATACTGATAAACTTCCTACAACATAATTAGCCTCAAGTCTATTAGCAAGTAGAGTAGCGTCATCAGTAACTATCCACTTGCCACCAAAGTTTTCTGTCCATACTAATGATCTGTTTGGCGATGTTCCTCGCTCGATTTCAATACCTGAAGTAGTTAGCGTAACTCCTGCACCTGCTTCACCTTTGTTAAGTGTAATAACATTGTCAGTAATATTTGTATTTGTAGTTTCGATGTTTGTAGTTGTACCTGTAACTGTTAAGTTACCTGCAATAGTAACATTGTTAAAGTTTGAAGTACCAGCTGCTGTTGTTATGTTTCCGTCGAATGTTCCTTCATGTAGCCCTGTCCATGTACCATTTTGATAAACTTGCAATCTAGAAGTTGTAGTATTGTAAATTACATCGCCTTCTTGTGCAGCGATTGCTAGTTGATCGACTGCTGTAGTAGAAGAAAACTTGAACGGAACTCCGCCTTGTATTTTTACTCTGTTGCCTGCCGTAATAGCCAAGTCGGTGCTTGCTGTTAATTGTGCAATTCCAATTGCTTCGCTTAAATTAACAGCATCAGTACTAATATCATCTGTATTAACTGTTACAAAGTTTGCTTCATTGAATGGGAATTCTTCCGTTCCTATTGCGCCGCCTTGTGCAAATTCTGGAGTTAGTGTGTCTAATAGTCTAGCAGTACCAATGCTTACTGTATTGCCATTAGTAGGAAGTATAACAATATCGTCGCCTTCGATATATCCTGTGGTTGCACCAAAATCTATATCGCCTACAATCTTACTTGCAACAGCATCTACTAATAGTGTACTGTCATCGCCAAAAACACTGCCTTGTATATCTGTTACAAAAACACTGCCGTCGTCGAATAAACCGGATAGTTGTGCATCTAAATCAGCTTCTCTTAGATATCCAATATCGTCTGTAAATTCTGATAAGAAAGTCGGTGCGCCTTCTAACGCTGCATAAGTTATTTTAGAAGTTTCTGCATTGAATACAATCTCTCCATTGTATCCTCGAAGGTTTCCTTTTAGCGTAGTAGCAACAATTTCATTAAATCTTGCCGCAAGTGAACCTACGTTACCTACGCCAGATTCACTTGGTACGATGCTAGTATCAACTGTAATAGTATCAATTTCGATATTGCCTAGGTCACTCAGAGGTCTATACTCTAATCCAGTACCATCAGCTTTTACTTTTACAAAGTAGTTTGGAGAGCCTATAAACGAACTAGGAGTGTCTGTTAAATCTGCAAATGCTTGTGCAACAAGTCTATTTCCAGCAACTCTAATATCAGCAGCATTGATTGTTCCTATTGCGGTAATATTCTGCACACCAACAATACTGTTGTCTGCAAGATTTAAATTATCCCCAGCTTGGATTTCTTTAATTTTATTGTTATCTGTAGTATCAAGTACTAGGGGAAATCTATTTGCCATTCTTTAAAATCCTATTGTTATACATATTTATCGTATCTCATTAAAGTGCTGCGATCCTAGCCTGAAAGTCTGCAAAGCTTGTTGCAGCAGCTACTTCTGTTTGTAGTGTTGCTAAACTAATAAAAGCTTCGTCAGCGGTATACAACTCGTCGAAGTTGTCATTTGCTTTGTCAAATGCTGTGCGCAACGGATCGCCGTCACCTTTGTTTGCACTAGTACCTAGATTAATTGTTTGCTTTGCCACGGTCTGCCCCTTTGTTGACTTGTATTCTTAGTTTGCCCGCAGTAGCAACTACTTGTCTGCCTTGCGGATTTTTAGTGTCATTGCTGGCTTTTACGCCAGCTTTGATTAATTTGTCTACTGATTTTTTATCCATTAGTGTTTACCTACTACAACTTCAACTGTGCCTTTGTCACCGTCAAGTTTGTCTTCTAGTGCTTTACCAATTACACTGCCAACAGTTGGTGTATTGTTAACAATAGCATAACCTGGAACATTACTTGCTACAAGCATATCGCCTTTTGCAACTTTGCCAATTACATTACATGGTACACGCCCTTGTAGTGCTATTGCAACAACGTTGTCGCCTTCACAATGCGAGTTCATTAGGTGTGCTGGGTTAGTCGATACAACGCCTGCTACACGATGTGTACCGTGTGTTGTACTTTGTGTAACTTCAGCTGCGCCGCCAAACTCAATAACTGTGCCAGGAGTATACTCTGCATCAGCCAAGTAATTCTCTGCCAAGTCAGCGTAGTATGATTCAGTTGCAGTACCACGGAACAATGTTGCATAAACATCTTTGTACTTTTTAGTTGCACTACCAATGTCATATGTATTATCAGTATCAGGCACTATGCCTGTTGAGCTAAAGATAGCAGGTACAACACTTGATGCACTACCTGTGTCAGCAGTAACAATGCCTACTTGTCCAGCAGTAGTTTTACCAGTGTTAGCGCCAATTGCAATAGCTGTACTTGCAGCACCTTTTTCACCTGGTGCTTCAATAAAGCTTGAATAGATCCAGTCAACTCCAAGTACTTTCTCACCTGTAAAGTTTGAAGTACCTTGCAAAATACTTTCGCTAATACCAGTGCCGCCGATGCCTACACTGCCTTTTACCAACATATCTGGGTATGTAGGTGAGCCGCCGCCAGTGCCGCCCACTGCTGTAAATATCAAACCTTGTGATGGTGTTTTTACTTGTAATGTTAAACTATCTAAACTTAACACTTCGTAGCTACTATCACCGCCAAGTATTAAAGAGTTGACCTGTATGGTACCTTCTTGATCTGTCTTTACAATACTATTGCCTTCTCCAGTAACACTTATGTTACTAATGCCATATGTGCCGTCACCTGTTTTGACCAGTGCTTCGCCTGCATCGCTGGCTGCTAATATTTCAGCAGTAAAGTCAGCATCTAATAATCCAGTGCCTTCATCTACAATTGTACTAAACGGTATTTCACTTACTACTCCTGAGCCATCTGCACTTCTGCCTAAAACAGTATCAGTTGCAATATTTTCCAAGTCTATTAAACTAACACTGCCTGATTTAACAGTTACCCAACCGTCTGTAACTTCAAACTTAGCATCATCAAAGCTTGCACTACCTAAGTCACTTTGACTAATGCCCGTAGCATCTACTCGTGTAGTTGCAGCATTTAAGTTTAGTTTACTTTGTGCAATTTGTGCTGTTCCTGATACATCAGCATTAACAACTGAACCTGTTGCAACAGACATGTTGATTTCAACTTGTCTACCATCTCCTGCTGTTCTAGTGGTGGTAATAACAACATCACTAGACTCTGCTGCAACACCATTTGCCCATTCATCAACTGGACCATCGAGAACATTGCCTTGCTTTCCGCCTGGTGCTGTGAGTACATCTGCTGCGGGGCCATCTGCAGGCTTGCCGTCACTGAATACTCCTGTTAAAGGTTCATATGTTATTTCAACAATATTCCCTTCAATTCCAACTAATCCATCTTTATAATCAACAACAGTGCCTGTTGCACCTGATATAGAACCAGTAATTACATCAGATACTGCAAACCCGCCGCCTAAAATACTTCCGGCTTCTAAAATAAGTTTCTTATTTCCTGTTGAAACCAGCAATTGGTTAGCTGCAATATTATTATACTCAACACTACGCAAGTCTTTGATTTCATCATTGCCTCCACGGCCTTCGTCAACATAAGATTTAGTTGCAGCATCTGCATCATTAACAGGAGTACCTAAGTTAGTAATAGTATTGCCTGCTGCGTTTAAGTCGTCTGTCATTGGTACAGCACCGTTAGGAGCAAGCACACCTGGCCCAAGTTTGTTAGCAACAGGAGCACCAGTTACATCGTAACCCAA